ATATGATACGCTATCCGGATAATGCTATCACAGAATTGCGATATAGCCGGATATCAAAATAGGGATAGCCGGGAGCGAAGGGAGCACGCATCCTTCCGGATATAGATATCTCAAAATCTCCATTTGCAGAAGTGTATAAATATCAATCCATTAATGGAGACGATGAAGAAAAACAATAAGGCGTATACGGCTACCTGTTATTCTCCATTTACAGATGTGTAGAAGTTTCAATCCATTAATGGAGACGATGAAAAAACAATAAGGCGTATACGGCTACCTGTTATTCTCCATTTGCAGAAGTGTAGAAGTAGCAATCCGTTAATGGAGACGATGAAGAAAAACAATAAGGCGTATACGGCTACCTGTTATTCTCCATTTGCAGAAGTGTAGAAGTAGCAATCCATTAATGGACAATAGGGCATGTAAAGGGCAGATTTTCCGTATATTCGCCTCCTTATCCCCGAATTATGGGCGTAAGTCACATGGTCATGGAGATATATCTATCCTTTAATGGGGAGAACAGCCGGCAAATATCTGATGGAAAAGCCCCACAAACCACAGGAAAATAGCCACACAATGGTCTGATACACAATAATTATTGGAGAAACATGGTCCGCTCCTGCGGACAGCAAGTTGTGTTTTCGTTAAACGAAAATCGTACGGTTTAACGGCAACCTGCCGCCAAACCGTCCCTACCCCCTGATGCTCCGGAGTCGTGGGGGATAAGCTACCGGCATGTTCCATGTCCCTTTGGCATGGGATCCTGCGGATGAATCCGGGCACAGAAAGGCGATTTTCGCATAATTTTTCACAAGGTAGTTCCAGAAAAAACTGGTAGCAAGACTTTGCTGGAAGGACTAAACAAGAAGGTGAAAGGAGTGATGTACACCCGCAATGCCCTTGTCCTTTTTCGACTGGGATGCATAAAGGAAGCGAAATATTTTATAAGTGGTTTCTTTCCACCAACCCTTCTGGTTGGTGGAAGCAGATTACCATTCAGTAGATACCAGTTCTGAAAGATGTAAACAACTTGTTTCTTAGATAGCCTTATAAATATGCT